TACCTAGGCTTGTAGAGACTACAATAGTAGATTATATAGTACCAATAGGAGAAGTATTTAGCTTTACGGCTGGAAAAGCCACTGGAGATACAGAAGCTACATATTATCTACAGGTTGATGGTAATAATATAGAAAGCGTAAGAACTAGTTGGTGTGACAGAACAGCAAACTTTGAAACATCTCAGGGGGCATTTCAGGCAGACGGAGGAAGTGTAGTTAGGATAAGAGTATATCATGAAGAAGATACGGCAACACATGGTACTCAGAATTTTTGGGGTAATGTAGCAGGAATTTTAATGTAAGGGGAATACAATGGACTCAAAAAGCAAGATAGAAAAACTAAAAAAAGAAATACAAATTGAACAAAAAAAGATTTTACTCAAGAATTATGATGTACAGATTCTTGAATTAGAAGACAAAATTGTTTTTACAAAAGAAGCAAAATCAAAAATAGAAGAAGAACTAGCAGTGACAGGAGGATAACATGGCTGTTTATAAAAGTTCATTACCAGTACGGCATGAAAGCATTGGTGACTTAACTATTACTCTTGCTGGCAGTGATAACACTACTATAGCAGATGTCTTGACCGTAGATAGTGCTTTCGGCGCGGCACCAAATGGTATGGCATTTCTTGGAAAATACGAAGCAACCCCATCTACATATGATGATGGTGATGCTGTTCCGTTGCTTACAGATGCAAGTGGTAGATTGCAGGTTACAGCAGATACAGAAATAGTAGTAAGTTATGATTACAAAGATGATAGTGCATTTAATGTTGGTTCGGATAGAATAGCTGCAATAGGTAATATTTATGATGATATAACTACAGATTCAGTTGATGAGGGGGATATAGGTCTTCCTAGAATGACAGCTGATAGAATATCATTGTCTATACTAGATGATGGTACAGATAGGTTGGCACTATTAAAAGATGCTGATACCTATGATTCTGATACAGCTGGTGTATTAGTACTTGGCCAGAACGGAACTGCAAATTATCAAGCGTTAAAAGTTGATAGCGATGGTGCTCTATATGTCAATACAGGTAGAGTGGGATCATTAGCAGAGGCTGCTGGATCTGTTAACTGTGTTAAAGATACGCCCGTTACAGTTGTTACACATACACCTGGAGCAGATGAAGAAATATTAGGAGTTACATATGGTGGATCTGGTAAGGCACAGGTAGACATATATTATGGAGTAACAGTTTCAGAAGTTAGAAAGCATACATTTTATACAAGTGCTTCTAATCCAAACGTTGATTTTGAATTTTCATCTGAACTAGAACTTACATCATTGGACACTATATATATATCAGTAACAAACCTTGAAACCGTGGCATCACCAACTTCTGATTTTACTGGTTATGCTACAATAAGTTACGTAACTGTATAATGCTATGTACGAAGAATCATATAAAATACAATTAAAGAAACACGAAGTTGAGTTGGATGGGTTGACGCTAAAAAAACGTCAGCTCATTCTTAAAAAAGATGAGATATATCATCAGATAGATAAATATGACCTTCAGATAATACTGGCAGATGAAGAAATATTAGAAATAGAAAAAAATATAGTTTGGATAAAAGACCAGATAAAACAAGGGAAGGTAAGACCAAATGTCTAACTTCAATTCTACTCAAGAAATTACTATATGGAATGATTCTGGATCAAAGGCTGTAACAGTCGATGAGCTATCTATCAGTGCCCTTGGTCTTTCAACGTCTCCCTTGGGGTTATATGTTACAACGCCTCCTTCTTTATCAGATGGTCAAGTTTATCCGATTAGAGTTTCTGCTAGTGGTGGTCTTATAGTTGAAGGTAATTTTTCCACAACTGTTGATGTTGACTTAGGCTATGCTACAGATTCTGTGTCAGTGTGGTCATCATCAGGAACACCTGCGATAGAAACATGGTCGAATGATTCTATTGCTATTTATTCTGCCGACCCGATGGAAGGTGTGCTTGTAAAAAAAAGGGTAACTTATAATGCTCTTGGTGATCCTATAGAAGTTAAAGAGGCAACTGTTGTTACTCCATCAGGTCAACCATGTGTAGTTAAAACAATTACATATAACGAAGACAATAATCCAGATTATATAACAGAAAGCCATGGATCATGGTAGGGGGGTTAAGTGGCTAAATTTTTAAAAGAAATTCTAACTTCAGACGAACACCTTCTTCGCCATAAACATAATACATTAAAAAGCATACAGGGTGGTTTATCGGATGATTATTATCATCTTTCGGAAGCCGTGTATACACTTGTAGTAAATAATTCATTACCATATTTAAAGCTTGATACTTCCAATGACCCATTAACTGGTAACCTTGAAATCTCAAAAGTTGATCCTGAAATCAGATTAACAGATACTGGAAATTCCGAATATACAAGAATAATTAGATCTGATACAAATAATCAAGCTACAAGGTATAATAACATAGGCACGGGTGGCGGAGGTAACGATAGTAGCGCAGTTTTATTGCTTACTATGGATAGTGATTATACTGATAGTTCCGTAGGGGCTACAACGGTTCATACGCCGTCTACTGATGGTGCTACTATAGATACTGTTACTAAGAAGTTTGGTGCGGGTGCTGGTGGTTTCGATGGTAACGATAAGGCGCAATATCCAGATTCTCCTGACTGGGACGCTGCTAACGGTGATTTCACAATAGACTTTCAAATGAAGCGTACTTCGGTAGGTGCTTCTGCTTGGATAATCGATAGATGGAGTAATAATATAGCTGGAGTAACATCTGCTTATTACATGAGGCATAAAGCTGATAACAAGTTTGAGATAGTAGTTGCTCATTCAGGTGGGAACGCAGTAATAACAAGCACTAATGCACATACAGATGCTACAGCTTTTCATCATTTAGCCCTTGTAAAGAATGGAGCAACTTTAACTTTCTATTATGACGGTGTAGCAGATGGCACAGCAGGTGGAGCTGGAACATTAGTAGGTAGTTCTAAGGGTATTGTTGTTGGTAATAATGTGGATAAAACTGCTGGTGTAATAGGTCAACTAGACGAGTTTAGAATAAGTAAGACAGCTCGTTGGACAACCAATTTTACACCCCCAATTGTAGCATATAATACTGGCGGTACCGTAGAGGCAGAGATATGGTCATCCAACGATGCACAAACTATTTTCGGGGATGATAGCGTAAATACAGCTTTAAACGGGGATACCATAGACGTAAGTATAGGTGGTACTATTGAAACAAGTATAGATACAGCAGGTGATTGGGATTTTAGTGATAACAATTTAACTACTACTGGAACTATATCAGCGGAACAAATTACCTCTACTGATGATATAACAATGGCTGGAACCTTATTTGGTGCACACAATATAGGAATGACAAATCAGTTATATCATACAGGCGACGTAGATACATATTTAGATTTTAATACTAATACAATAACACTTCAAGCAGGTGGAAATACAGGTCAGTTAGTTTTAACCTCAACTGGTTTAGTAACATTTTCAGGTGGGATAGATGTTACAAATTCAGCAGGTGTTAGAAGTAAAATAACTGGTGCGGTAGATGAAACAGTTTTAGAAATTGTTGCAGCCCCAACTCAGACAGATGAATTTGGAATATCGGTAAGATATACTATGGGTGCAGATTACGCTAATGGTTCTGCTTATGTGGCAACCGTAACTAATTATTCAGGTGGGTCTACAGGTATAATGAAAGGATTTTCGTGCGTTCCAGTTGGTGATGATAATGATAATGATGCAGGAATTAAATGTTTTGTAGCTTCTGATTATGTAGACAATGGAGGAACAAGTTTTATATCAGCTTATAATGTTGGTACTAACTATGATTCAGCATTAAGTATGGAGAGCGGTGATATTTCTTGGGATTGTTATGCTGGGGAATTATATTGGGAAGGTGCAGAAGGAAATATTAATTGTGTAAGCGAAGATGATGATGGATATGATTTATACATTCATGCAGGAGATGGGGATGACGATTCAGTAAGTGGTGACCCTTATGATGGTGGAGTATTATATTTATACGGTGGGGCAAAAGCAAATGCAGGTGATGACGGTTATGTTTCAATAGATAGTTCGGGTTCATCAAGCCCTACTCTTACTTTAGACGAAGATAGTTTATATATAAAGAATATATTAGAAGTAGATGGAGTTATAAATATAGGTTCAAGTTCCTTATTAGGGACACCAGTAGCAGGTACATTAGAGTTTTATGATAACAAGTTATATATAACTAATAAGTCTTTGCAAAAAGCTATTGACAGAACTTCTGATGTTAAGACCTCTACTACAACCGTTGCAGACGATGCAGATGAAACAGTAGTTTATACTGCTTCTGTTCCTGCAAATTCTTGGGTAGCAGGCAATGTACTTAAAATGAGTATGTCAGGAACTATAACTAACTTTGCAACATCACAAGATGTAACTATACGAGTTAAGGTAGGTACAAACACGGTAGCCACATTAGTATCGGTAGGGGGTAAACTTACCGATGCATGTTGGCATATAAAAGGCATGGCAATAGTAAGAGACGTTGGATCCACTGGACATATGGCTTGGCATATGGACATGGTTATTGATGGAGAATCGTCAACCGTTGCGTGTGATGTATCTGAAATAACCACTACTGGAGCATTGGACATAACTGTAACGGCTGACTGGTCATCGGCAAATGCAGGTAATATATTTACTTGTGATATGGGATTTATGGAGTATAAGAATTAAGGGGAAATAATGATAGATTATACAAAGAGTTTGGATGATAAATTAATAGTAACAAGAAGTTTAAGCAGAAAGAAAAAATATACTTTGGATCAAATACAAGATAATATAGATAAATGGACAAAACTAAAAGAAGAAGCAATAAAGTTAAGTATTAAATAAACAAAGGAATAAAAATGCCAAAAATACAATTAATCACAGATGGCCATCCAGAAAATACAACACTCATTATAGATGGTGTTGATGTTACCAATGAGTTTGAAGTTGGATGGATAAAACTTGAAGCATTTAGTCATGATCCACTAGATATGCAATTACCACGTTTTATGCTTCAGTATTCTGTTATAGAAAACGACCCGCTTGATAGCAAGACTGTTAGGACGGCGGTTAAAACTATAGTTGTTAAGCCTGACGATGCAGGTGCAATGCAACAAAATTCAGTATAAAGTAACTAGGAGGTGTGATATGGCAACAATGGGAAAAGGAGCTGGTAATGGCGGTGTATATGATCCGCGACAGAAAGAAAACTCCAAGAAAGGTAAAACGGGTTACTGGCCTTCTGTTCAAGCAGATCTCAACAAACAATCAGGTGTAAAAGGTGCGGGTACTCCAAAAACTAAAAGTGTAGGGAGATAATTATGGGTAAAGTATTAGACATCATAGACAGTTTTTCTATCAAAACAATGGTAAATAAATCAAACAAAAATTTAGTCTTATCTGATTCTGGTGAAGCAAAGGAAAATGTAAGCCTCATATGCAACGTAACGGCTACCCATGCTGGAACGCTTATTAATAATAGGGTTTACCCTCCAGTATCTATGAAAAAAGGTATAAAATCTTGGACTACTCCATATAAAAAGCCTGTGCTTTTAAACCACGATTCAGAAAAAGATCCCATAGGTAGAGTTGTTAATGCCAAATATATAAAAACTCAGAGGGGATTGGATGGCAAAGATTATAAGCCTATACTTAAGGCTAGTGATGGATATGGATATGTTGAATTAACAGTTAAAGTAACAGATAAAGACGCAGTAGAAAAAATAATGGACGGTAGATACGAAACTGTATCCGTAAGAATGGGCACAAACCATGCATATTGCTCTGTTTGCGGAACTGACTGGGCTGGCGAAGACGGACCGTGTGAGCATACGCCCGGCAGAAAATATGAAGACAGTGGATTAGCATACATTACCACCGGAGAACTCACCTACAAGGAACTTTCTTTTGTTAATATTCCTGCAGATGAATATGCTAAGGTTGAGGGTTTAACATTAAGTTCTTCAGATAGTTCTGTAGACCCGATAGGAGTACATGTATATGCTAATAACGATGAAGATAAAACTCTCCACGATCTTGGTGATGAGGGGAGCGAAAATCTTTATGATTATTTGAAGGATGAAACTGATGAATCTGAAGAGGTCATAGTTCACCTTCTTGACAAATCAATAAAAATGAACAATAAGAAAGAAAAGGAGGATCAGATGGCTAAAGTTGAGGAGCTTACGAAAGATCAGCTCAAGGATATGGATGCTGTTAAAGAACTGATCCAGGAAGCTCTTGATGGGGCTAAGATTGATGGTTCGCACGAAGAAGAACTTGAAAACCTTAAAAAACAATTAGAAAATAGCGATAGTACAAAAGAAATTGAAGATCTTAAAAAACAACTTGAAGATCTGAAAAAAGATCCTAATTGTGAGGGACTTGCTAAAGCGCAAGATGAAGCTAAAGCAGCGCAAGACGCGCAACTTTCCCTGTCAAAAGAAAAAGAAGCGATAGAAAAAGAAAAAGATCAACTTAAAGATGAGTTAGACAAAAGAGAAACAGACAGAGATAAATTGATTGATGAAAATGTTGAACTAAACTCTGACTTACATAAGTTGAATGCTGAAAGGCTTTTTGATCTAAAGAGAGTTCTTGGAAAACCAGATGTTACTGGTATAGACACGGCTGATGTTCGTACTAAGAAGATTAACGAATTTTCACAAAGAAGTATTGATTCTTTAAAAGATCAGATAAACGATCTTCTGATAGAACAAGACATTATGCCTGTTTCAATTAAACCTTCTGCTACTGTTGAAAACCCTGGAATAGAACACGAAGATTCTGGAGAAGAGAAGGCAGAAGAAGATGATAAAAAAGATGAATCTAAAGGGCAAACGCTAGATAGATTATTTGGAAACAAAGATGCGTAATTACCCTAATTTTATTTAAGAAAAGGAGGAATGAATAATGGCTCAAGATAGGACAGCTAACGCTAATGTTAACAGGATTCCCTTAGGATATGAACGAACAAGGGGTCTTCTTGAGATTTCTGAAGGACAAAGACCTGCACTAGAACTTAAACCTGCACAATATCTTCCTGTTGTACGTGAAGATAGATATTTGGAAGATTGGGTAGTTGTTTCAGCTGGAAGAATAGTTTCAGTTGATCCAAGTGGTGATTTAGTTCTATGTAATGGTGGTGCAGCTGGAGCTCTTACATATACAGCTAATGATGTAGGAACTACAGTTAATATAGATGATGGTGGTCATGATACATACGTGCTTACAGCAGACATAGGAGCTTCTTCAACTTCTGTAGCTGGTAACAAACCAATAGGTGTTGCACCTTATGATTACTACCAGAACCTAAATGCAGGATTTGGTCAATCAGGTGCTACAAAATATACTAATTATGAACATCAAGATAAGGTAGCAGTACTTTGTGATTACCTTGTTGAAGTACCAGTACTTTCTACCACAGATGCAAGTGGTGCTATTGCAGCTGGAGATCTTGTATCTTCAGACGCAAATGGTAGATTTATAAGATGGGTAGACGGGACTACAGATGTATCTCAGATCGTAGGTAGATGTATACAAAGAGCTACAAACTCAGCTGTAGATAATCTAGACAAAGTACAAACCGTACCTGGTTTGGGTCTTTCTGGTTCAGATACAGCCGGTATTGCACAGCATTTGTACGATTATGATAATTCTGCTGCTTATGCAGAAAAGTTATTGATCCAACTTATGGTAGCGTAAAAATTCGGCTATCATGTATGTTATATAAAGAAGGAGAAAGATAAATGGAAGATATAAAAAAGGTAGGATTAGAAGTAACTGATGAGCTTGTTGATCAAGTTTCAGTTAAAGTTGCAAGTAAGATGGCTGAAAGAACAGACAGCACTTCTCGCAAAATGTTTTCTGACCCTATTCTACAGGATAAATACGAGAATGCCTATAAGGTATGGATTAACAATGGTTTTGAAAACATTGAAGATCAGTATAGTTCAGTTATGAAAGATAAAAAGATCGGTTTTGGAGATCTTTGTGATGCTCTTTCTACACCGGACGCTTCAATATTGATTCCTAAAGTTATATCAAACGTTGTTAAGGAAGCTATAGAGCCTCTTCTTGTTGGTACAAGCTTACTGCAGCCTATTAGATTTTCTGCTGGTCAGCAAATTACCTTCCCTGCAGCTGGTGCATTCACTGCCGAAGATATTCCAGAAGGCGGAGAATACCCGGAAAGAAAGTTAGAGGTTGCAGGAACCGTTACTGCCTTCATTGGCAAGAGTGGTGTAAAGGTAAGGATAACCGACGAAATGCTTAGGTATTCACAGTATGACGTTATGAGCATGCATATTCGTGCTGCTGGTCGTGCACTTGCTCGTCACAAAGAAACAAAAATCTTCAATATGATAAACAACGAAGGTGTGACAGTATTTGACAATAACGTTGCTAATAAGCAAACATCCGGTAGAGATTCTGCGGGAGCAGGAAATGGTACAATAACATTAGACGATCTTTTAGTAATGTATTCTAAGATAGTGCAAAGAGGTTTTGTTCCTAATACTCTGCTCATGAGTCCATTAGGATGGTTAGTTTTCGCAAGAGACCCAATTCTAAGAGCCTTTGGCTTTGCGAATGGTGGTCCGATATTCTCACCTCTACAAGGCAAACCAGGTCTTGCAAGTCAGTGGTATCAGGGCGGAAATAACGTTGGTCCAGTTGCAACAGCTCAAAACGTTGCTTCTACATATGCTAACGTTCCTAATCTATTTCCAGCACCGCTTAGGATAGTTGTAAGCCCATTTGTATCTTATACTGCTAGTTCAGGTTCTACAGCAGCATTTACAGATATTATAATGGCTGATTCTAATGAACTTGGTATTATAGTTATAGACGAAGAAGTTACGACCGAAGAATGGGATGACCCTAACAGAGATATAAGATCTATTAAGTTCAGGGAAAGATATGGACTTGGTATTCTGAATGAAGGTTTAGCTATAGCTGTTGCTAAGAATGTTAACATAGTCAGAGCTTATGACTTTGAAGACGCACTTTCATGGCAGGCAGGTAGCGGTGCTTTAACTAGCATTAACCAAACAGGTGTCTAAGGAAATTTATTATGATGCAGGAGGGGCTTAGGCCTCTCTTGCTCATATTAGTAAACTAGGAGGAATTAATGGAAGTTAAAAGAGGAAGCAGGATAAGCCTCAATAAGAATGTTAGAGCGTATTATTTTCAAGGTAAAAATGGAATTAATCTAAGAGCTGGAATTCAAGATACAGAGGTAATACCAGAAGATATAGGTGATTCTTATCTTCAAATGATACAAAGGTCAGTAGCAACTGGTGTTTTGGTACTTGGGTATGCGGTAGAGAAAGAAATTGAAATACCTAACCAAAGAAGCGATAAGGATCTTTTAGAAAAAGGTGTTAAAAAGATGATACCATTTCTTGAGAAGATATCTAATACTCCAGGAAAAGATGAAGATGCCCCTGTTGCTAGACTTGAAAAGTTATTAATGTTAGAAAAAAACGATAAAAATAGGAAAACTATTATAGATAAAATAGAGGAACTTCTTGGATCAATGTCTGGTATATCTAATGTTGAAGAAGATTTGGCTGACAAGGAAGAAGTTAAAATAAACCTAATATAAGGATAACGCATGGCTGCCCCACTCATAACAACAAACACACCACTAAATGCTGCATCTAATGTATACTTAAACCAACAGATACTTGTTGTTTTTGATCAGGACATGCATGCATCTAGTGTAAATAAAAATACTTTGTTGCTTTATAGATCTAGCGATTACGCTCAGCAAGATGGTATGATTAGTTATGATTCGTCAAATTTTACAGCTACGTTTATTCCAGAGCAATCGTTAGATGAAAATACTGCCTATACATTTATAACTGTTGGGTTAGATCAATCTTCAGATTGTGTAAAAAGTTCTACATTGGGAAGCCTTGCAGTTTCTGGATTGATACAGTTTGTTACTGGTAGTGAAATATATGTACCGCCTCAGACTGAACCAGAACCAACTAACCCAGAAGAAACAGTAGCTTCGTCACCTACTATTCCAATATTAGAGCCTACTGTTAGTCTTGATTTTGCGATAACAGATACTACCCCAGAACACAGAGATACTAATATGGGGGTATTATTATCGTCAGGGTGGGAAAATGTAGCAACTCCTAATGGTAATGTATTTATAGCAGAACCAGCTGGAGTTAATCCTAAACCTTCTGGTTATCCAGATCCGTCTGGACTTTCTCAGCCTGTAGGACCAACTAGTATATATGTAACATTTAATGAAGATCTTTGGCCTAATGGAATTGCTTATTTAGATTGGCTTACAATAAGTGCTGAACCTGTAAATGGAGATCCGATGTTCCCCGCTACTGTTCCTAGCGGATATATATATCCACCTAGTGGAAACATATTGTATTGGGCAGCATTAGATCCAAGTGGTTGGAATCAGAACAACGAGATAACAGTTACCTTGTCAGAGAATATAATGAATGCTAGCGGGAGCTTGCTTGGTGAAAATAGCCAATTTATGTTTACCACTGCGTATAACCCTTTATATTGCTCGACGCAGAAAATAAGAATGTCTATAGGTCCATATATAAGAGAAGTTCCAAATGATACTATAAATAGAAAAATATTTGAAAATTCATTATTGGCATATCAACTGTCAAATGAAACATATGGACAAGAACAATGGTCAATAGAAAGCCCAAGTTTTGCTGCTAAAATGTATACATGTTGCAAAACACAATATGATTTATTAAATGCAGAGCTTTTAAACAGGTTAGGTGGAGCAGGACAACTAAAAAGACTTGGAGATTTTACAGTACAAGATCAACTTGATATATCAAAAGCCTTAAAACCAGTTATGGATCAAGCATTAGCATGTATGGCTTTTTGGGTTGATAGGATGGTTGGAAAGGATGCAAAAGCGCATCCTAAAATGGTAGTAAAAGGTGTTAGGAATTCAGCTATACCACCAGTAAGAGGGGTTAGAACATGGACAAAAGACCCAGGAAATAGAGGCGTACCAGCCGCTAATACAAGAGGTCAGAGAAATCTTAAACTGCCAAGTATATTTTCAAGATGGAGTTAATCTATGTCAATGTCATTATGGCCAAAAAAGACACAAAGAAAAGACATAAAGTTATACCCTTCAAAAGGGTATGACCATGAAATAGATTTAAGACAACAGTTCATAGATCTTATTGAGGGGACTGAAGATGCTCCACAAAGAGGGCATTGGATTTTATTAAGAAGAATGGATACTAGACAAAGGTGTTCTTGTTGGAAGGGTGATAGCTCAAAATATGATGAACCTGATGCAGAGTGTACTATTTGTGAGGGAGAAGGCTGGTTATATGCCGAAGAACTTCACAATGTAAGAAGAAGGGTTGTTACTCCTGCTACAGGAATGGGTGGAATGGAAGCGCAAACAGAATTTGCAATAATGGGTGTTTCTTATGTAGTATATTATTTTAAATTCTATGTAAGACCTACCGAGAAAGATAGCATTATAGAAGTAGATAATGATACAGAAGGGAAACCAGAAAGACCTTTCGTTAGAAGAAATGTGTATAATATCACATTTTCTGAACCTTTCAGAGATCAAAACGGTAGAATAGAGTATTGGAGATGTGCTGTTAAAAAGGAGGAGTTAAGGTATGGCGGAACTAGGGACTAGACTAGAAAGCTTCAATGATACTCCTGTCCAATACAAGATACTAGCTGACAATCGTCAGGCTGATAGAAGTGCATCTTTAGATGATGTTACTAGCTATATATATGAAAGCTTGATAGATTATCAGGGTAAGTGGGAAAAGTCAGATGCTCATTCTTGGGCATACACTTTCCCATATGCAAGATACCTTGCTGTTAATGATGAAATAAAGAATATGAACACTGTTCCATACACGGTCTACACTATAGCGGAGATTATAAACGCAGAAACCAACACGGTCAAGTTAAGCGGTTCAACTAAACCTTCTTCAGGCGATAGATTGGAACTCGCTGATAATAATATGGTTAATTTTATATCTGCATACCCGCACGAACAGGCAGACCCAAGGAAATGGAAAGATGCTATTACATATAAGGTATCTAGGAGAGAGCCAGGTTCATTGGCTACTCATCCTTTTGATGTGAGAAAAGAAATAAAACCAAGAACAAGACAGACCATCGTAGATCCAGATAACCATGGTTACCATATTAATATTATGGGACAGTGGTTTGATAACATTTTACAGTTTGAGTTCTGGACAACAACAGCTAATGGTGGGGATTCGTTAATTACTTGGTTTGAAGATTTTATGTATAAATATACATGGGTATGGAAAAAGAACGGTGTTCAAGAAATATTATATAATAAAAGAGGAATTGACGAAGAATCTACCAAGTGGAGAAACGATTTGAACTATAGATCATTATGGTATTTCTTCAGAACTGAAAAAATAGTAACTATCAAAGAGAAAGACTTTAGCCAGATTGATCTAACAATTGGTCTGAGTAGTATAATTGCTCCAGAACCTAGTGGAGTAACAAGTGCTTCTGGAATACTAGAGATTATTGATGGTGGACTATAACATGTAAAAACAAGAAAAAGGAGGATAACAATGGCAACCTTTGCTAATTTACCAGGAGCAACGGTGCAAGTGACTGATCAAGGCTTACGTATTACTAGACCAACCTCTGGACCTAAAGTGATGCTCCTTGGAATAACTACATCAACAAATGTTAGTGCAACTCCATATACACCATATTCAATCGGAGAAAACAATATTACTAGTGCTTATGTCAATTTTAAAAATTCTGATGGAACAATAAGTGAACTTGACAAAGCTATGTTAGAAGCTCATATAGGTGGTTCAAGAAATATAGAATTAATGAACATACTGCCAACTGCTAGTGGAGCTCTTGTTTCTGATGATGATAGATACGGGTATCTTGATATAGCGTATGAACATATGCTTAATTACGCTGTTGATATAGTTGTGCCAGTAGGTGCTACGCTAGATTCTATAACTCTAACTAGTCCTACTACAAGAAATTTTGGGTATCAGTTAGCTAATTACTGCTACCTGTCTACAGAAGCCAACAGTACTTGTATTGGTGTTATCGGTGTTGAAAAACCAAATGCATCTGCATCTGGAACACCAACATTAACAGAAATAGCAACATGGCAAACTGAACTTTCTGCATATACAAATTGTGCATGTTATGATGGTACAACAGATGCTGGAGGTAATGGACTTCCTGATAATTATAAGTTTGTTGCTACATTAACAGGTGATATGCCAGCAAGTTATGCTGCAGGAGATGTGGAAGATGAGAAAGGAAATAAGGTTGATATAGGCGCGTACATTTCTGTAGTTGCCGCAGCAGTTAGAGCTATTAATGATGCTGCTGTAGAGTTATATCCAACACTTGGATATTATAATTCAGATGGTGCTGCTACTTATGCAGGATTAATATCGTCTTTGGATGCTAGAAGTGCACCTACAAATAAGATTATGAGTGGGCTTTCAATGCAACAGTATGTTTCATTAACTCAAGCAGATTCTTTAGCTGGTAAAAGATTTATGCCAGTAATAGAGAAAACAAAAGGTATAGTTGCTGCTTCTGCTATGACTGGTGCATATAATATAAGTCAATACTATAGATCTGATTTTGTAAGACTTACAACTGTCAGAATAGTACATGATGCTATTAATTATATAAGATCAGTTTCTGACCAGTTCGTTGGTGAGCCGAATAGTGCTCCACAAAGAAATGCAATGTCTACAGCTATAGATAGTGCTTTAAAATCTATGCAGGTAGTAGGCGCGCTTAGAAGATATGATTTTAATATATATTCTACAGCAACAGACCAAGTCTTGGGTAAGGCTACGGTCGAATTAGAATTGGTACCTGCATTTGAATTAACGCAGGTTACGGTAGTGATATCACTTGCCGCAGAATAATAGAAAAGGAGGATAATAATGGCTGTTAGCGAATATACAAGAAGCTATAACTCCTTTTCAGGTGTAGACATTAAGGCTACATTTGGAGGGCAAGTTATAGGAGAACTTCAAGGCGTTAGTTACTCTGTAACACGTGAAAAAGCTCCTATATACACTATGGGTTCTGCTGACCCTAGATCTTTTTCTAGAGGTAAAAGGGGTATAGCGGGAACTGTAATATTTACTATATTTGATAGAAGCGCTCTTGTAGCGGTATTTCAAGACAGATCTGATTCAAGCGCTCTATTCTTTGCTCATGATACTGACGTAGCTAGGCACCAAAAGAAAGAAGGAGCTAGGTCGACTCAGGTTCATGAAAGTGTATTCACGGATAATATCTGGGTACCAGCTTGGTATCCTGATCAGTTACCACCGTTCGATATCGTTCTTACGGCTGCTAATGAGTATGGACAGGTTGCTGTTATGTCTATTAATAGTTGCGAAATTCTGAATGAAGGTTCAGGCGTATCTGTTGATGATATTGTAACAGAACAACAAATGACATTTGTAGCTAGAGAAATACAACCATGGAAACCTAAAGCTGATGTTGATATTGCTGGATGGGGAACTAACTTTAGTATAAATTAAGGATATATGTATAGATAGGGGCGGGAGGCCTTAACCTCCCGTTCTAATCTTTTAGGAGATAATATGGGGTTAAATTTTTCAAAGTATTGGTGGCCTAATAATGATATTAGGAAGGATCTTGGTTTCACTGAAAGAGAATCCCGTGCCAGGAAAGATGCCCAAAATGGTTCAAAAGCATATTGGGAAAACGAATATGGCACATATAACTCTTTTTCAGGGGCGGACATAGTTGCGTATATACATATCCCGCCGCAAGAGACAAGAGACCAGTCAAATGGACCTTTAAGACAAACTTCACCAATAGTAGGAATATTAGGAACACTCCAATCTTTATCGTATAGTACGCATAGAGAGGTTGTACCAGTAAGATGCTTGGCAAACATAAGACCTAGTTCATATACTAGAGGACCAAGAACAATAGCTGGAACAATGGTATGGGCTACTATGGACCAATATGTATTAGCAGAAGCTTTAAGATATTCATATGTAAGTGAATATGATCCCAGCTCAGTGCTGGTTGATCAATTACCATTGTTTAATATAATAATAACATTTAACAATGAATATGGTGATGTTTCTACTATGGGAATTTATGGTATAAGAATGGTTAACGAAGGTTCTACATTTAGTGTAGATGATATATTAACTGAACAAACCAATACTTATGTAGCTATGGACATAGATTTATTACATAAAGGGCCTCCATTCAAGAATGCTAGAACATTCGATTCTCTTAAAACTGGAGGGCAACTTCTTTTAACAGAAGCTAAGAAAAGGATGGACAACCACAGAAGTCCATTTGTGTAAGGAGAAAATATGGGTATTTATGATTCAGATGGTCCAGGAGCACAATTTAGAACACAAAAAAATACCTATGAGGTTTTGACTTCTTCTGATGCCCGATATTACAGCGGTGTGCAAACTAGTATATGGTTTGGTGATATATGGGTAGACGATATCACAGCTATAAGCTGGTCGTATAATCAAGAGAAAAGACCAATATATGGTTATGCTTCTCAGTATTTTGACGCGGTGGCAAAAGGACAAGTTTTAGTACAAGGACAGATGCAAATTAATTTTAGAGAGAAAGGTTATTTATCTTATATAGTTAAAAACCTTCCAAGAATTCAAAAAGATATTAGAAAATATCAGACTGAAGATGAAGCTAAGAAAACATTTAAAGCTTTAAGGCCTTTTATATCAAAGCAGTTAAAGCAAGGAACTTTCAACGAGAGGACCCTTCAAGAGATAGCTGATCTTCCTAAGAGTGAATCATTTTGGGAAATTGCGGCTACTTATGAAAATGCAATTTGGGGCGATCTTGAAGATCAGGATAGAGAGAGATTTGACACTCCAGACATAGCTCAACAAGATGCAATGCCAAACGGATTTAATATACTAGTCACTTATGGTGATATTCAAGCAGCAGAAGCTAGATCAGTAAACGAGCTGCTAAAGTCAACTTCGAAATCATTGGTAGGAGTTCATCTTCTTGGTTCTTCCCAGGTCATAGAAAGTAATGGAGAGCCCGTACGGGAAACGTATTCCTTTATGGCTCGCGATATGGATAAATATATGGGAACAGCATTTTAAGGAGGAAATTGAATCATGAGTGAAGAAAAGAAAGAAGTACAAGAAGTAACACCAGAACAGATAGCAAAATGGAAAGAACAGTACGGAGATGTTTATAGTGCTAAGCTTTCAGACGATATACAGTATATCTATAGGCCAATGAAGAGGATTGAATATAAAACTATAATAGCAGAACCCCAGCCACCTAGGGCTTATATGGAAGAACAAATAGTTACTAAATGTTTAATATCTCCAAAAATGAATGCGGCTGATTTAGGCGGAGAGAAGGCTGGGACAATATCAACTCTAACAGATCTTATAATGGCGGCTAGTAATTTCGGAATAAACGAAGAACCAGTTAAGCTGTAATGGAGAAAGAGCTTCCTGATAAAATAAAAAGGAAGGTACAAACACTTAAGGATAAATGGTCTACACTGTATGGACTGAATATAGATAAAGATTACTTCATATTTAAACCCCTTAGCCGTAAAGAGTTTAATATAGTGGTAGAACTTCAGAATATTACAGCTAGCGAAGCAGAGGACTTTATCTTTAAAACATGTATTTTGTATCCGAATATTTCAGAAAAAGATATAGATAACATGTTGGCAGGAACAATTTCAGAAATATCTAGAATAGTTATAGAGGTATCTGGTTTTTCGTCAGTTGAAGCATTGACACAAACTTTAACAGAATATAGAGAAGAAATGGAACTGGTTGATAACCAGATAACAGCAATTTTATGTAAAGCATTCTCTACATTAACTCCAGAAGAAATAGACAATTTTAATTTCAATAAAACTATGCATTATCTAGCCCTCGCTGAACAAATGTTGGGGGTTACATTAGAACTTCCAAAAAAACAAAAAACAAAAACACAAGAGAGTGGTCCAATTAACTTTGAGACAGACAATAAAGAATTGTTTAAAACAGAGGCAGGCAATTTTATGCCCAAGAAAGACCACAATCTTGATAAATTGAATAGAGGGAATGTGGGCTCATAAGCTTGCATTCCTTTTTTTTTATAGGTGGGTGAAATCATTATGGCATTAAACAAAAAAGATTTCTTAGGGCCAGACAATAATCCATATACTGAAGGAGACCTTAGTTCTCCTGAAGAAAAGTTTGGTGTTGGTTCAGCCCTTTTAGCTGCAGCGGTAGGAATTGGATTAACTATGGTTGCGTATAGAGGTGCCAGGGGTGCTGGTTTTTACCCTGGGTCTAAAAAGTTCTGGAGCCCGCTAACAAAAGATATAGTTTTTAAAAAACCAATACGACTTTTACCTAAGATTAAAATTGGCAAAAAAACATTATTTGAAAAACCATTGCGTGGTATAACTTCAGTAAAAACTCAGAATGTAAAGAGTCTTGCAAGAAAAGCTACTGAAATTAGTCAAGGACGACCATTTAGTAAGACATTAATGTCCAAGAATAAACAACGTCTTTGGATGGAAAAGCTTGAAGAAAATGTTGGCAAAATAAGTGCTACTGGATATGGTTTACGGGGGCCGAAAGAAAGTATAGCTCACCTATATAGTAGAACGATAGAAGCTATACCAGATTTTGTTGGTTATGCTGGGTTTGCTAAGACATCGGAAAAACTTAAGGCTATACCAAAATGGATATTAGGTGGAACACCTTCTGAATTACCAGGTTTTTCAAAAGCCCCAGATGCAGTAAAACGGTTAATGGTAGGAACAGGTTTTAAGCCTGGAGCAAGAGGTCCACTAAATGTAATTGGTAGGGTAGCTACAAGAGTAATGCTACCAGCATATATAGCAACTGTTGGTTACAATTATTTAGACTACAGAGTCAGAAGATCAAAAGCTCTTGATAAAACTCCACTAAGAGAAGGTATTACTACTGCTGGTGCTGGTATGTGGGTTAAGTCTCGCATGTTTATGCAGGAGACTCTTGATAATCTTGGTGTTCTTGATTTTCATAAACATACTCAAACATTATTTCCAGGCTATTTAAAGGCTGCTGGAATGATTGCTGGGGTTGTTTCTGGGATGAAAGCTACACAACCGTTTGGTTCTAGTTTTGCAAATACCTTTGTATCATCATTAATAATGGGTTTTGCTGGTGGTGTTGCTGGGTACGCTACAGAAAAAGCTCTTAGTTATTCTCCAAAACAGCTTAAAAGAATATATTCGGGGGAAGAAAAAGTACCAGTAAGAAAGGGACGTTGGTGGGAGTTTGGTAGGACGCCTTTCGAGGGTGGCAAAATAGATTATTATAAACCTCATTGGTATCCATTAATGAGGTCTAGATACAAAGAAAAAGGAACATTGTATCCATCAGAAGATTGGAAATGGCAAAATCATTGGCTTATTGGACGGCTTACTGGAAATAAAGTAGATCCTTATGCTTGGGAAAAAAAGTATTACAAAGAAAGGCCATACCCGATTACATCAGGAGCCTTTGAGGACGTACCGCTTATAGGCCCTACACTTGATGCTACTCTTGGTAAGCTTATAAAACCAAGAAAGCTAATGCATACTGAAGAGTGGTTAGGTAAGGATGGCCCAGTAGAACAACCTGATGAAACGTCTAGAATACGAAGGATGCCAGTTGATACAAGTACTCGTCTTGGTCTAGATGAAATACCTAGATCAGGAATGGGTGAAATTATTTCTCCTACAGATATAAGGCATAGAATAGGGGAACAGTTATACAGGACTACAGAATGGATGGGTCTTCCTGGATTTTATACACAAGAAGCTCTAAGGGCAATTACTGGCAGGGAAAGTTTATTTGAACAAGCGAGACTTCAGAGTCCATCTAGGGCTACTGGCGCGGAAAGAAACTATTGGGATAGAAGCTTAGGCGGCCTTCTTGGGTCTACTGAAATATTTCGTAGGTTTTTTCCTCATAGAAGAAGACAAATAGAAGAGTATAATCCTATACCAAACCTAATGGGGAAAGAACACCCATGGGTTCCTGGATCTGACTATTTTGTAGACTTTAAACATGGTGATCCATTTACTAAGGTACCCCTAGGTGAAGCTAGACTTCCTGGAACTGGGTATGAAGCATTAAATGAATTACACTCAAATATACCTGGTGTATACGATCCCGTAGATAGATATCTTATACTTGCTGATGTGGCTCCGTATTCTAATGAATTTAAGAACTATAGAACTATTGTAAATGCTTGGATGAGATCTGGTGTTATTGACAAGACGTGGAGAGAAAAAGTATATTTATCTAGAGAGCAGAGAGAGGCAAGAATGGAACGTTATGAGTTTCAGCCTCGAAGCTTTTCAAAGGTAAGAAAACAAGTAGACGAAGCTTTAACTCAAGCAAATGAAGGAGAGAAGTATTCTGCTATAGAAAGGAAAGCTGCTGCTGCGTGGGAAAACTTAGCACATATAGCTTCTAATACGCCTCTACCAGGATTAAGTTATCTTACAAGCAAGATAATGCCAGTAAGAACACCTATAGAACATTATGAAAGATTTCAAGTATTTGGAAGGGAATCAGCTTCATGGGGACAACCAATAAGGGATTTTGCTAAAGTATATTATCAAGAGGCAAGAGGAAAGATTCAGCCTAATTGGATTCCACCTGATGTAGAAAAAAAGAGAGAGATAGAAGATTATTTTGATAAACTTGAATATGTTAAGTATAAGCAATTAGCTAAACGGGCTAGAGAAGTAGAAGACGAAGATATTGCAGAGGAATTTGACGATAGATCAAAAGAGACTATGCACGGATTAAATCCGTATGGATCATGGTCAAACATATTCAGAGCAATGCCAAGTGCTGAACGAAGTTATTTTATGGAGTTCTCTAAGGCTAAAGACGAAGAAAGAGAAAGAATAAAAGAGATTGTTCCTGACTATATGGAGAGAATATACGAAGCTCAGTGGCAATTAAGGGATAGGAAGAAGCCCGAAGGAACTGAGAGTACACGAATAGAAAAGCAAACGAATGAGGATCTTTCAGATTTTTTTGCTAAGAAATACTTACCATCACCAAATTGGTTAGGGTGGCACCCTGATGTAGACTTAGAAAAAGTAAAGTTAAAAGTTGTTAAGAATGAGGCTCTTGATATACATGATTTTAATCTATGGCGTCAGCAAGAAGAAGAAAC